ATGCGGATCGTGTCCTCGGTGATCCACTGGCTGATGTCTTGGTCGCCGATGCCTTGAGCCATGATGGACGACAGCGGCGCAGCGTCCGGGTACAGGCGCTCGTACTCTTCCTTCATCAAGTCTTCGGTGATGAAACACCATTCAGCGTCCGCGCCGCACGGGTCTTGGATCAGCGGATCCATGTAGACGCTGAAGCTGTTGCGGATGCGTGCGATCTTGATGTCCTGATCGAATGAGTCCTCGTAGCAATACTCGGTCAGAATGCGGATGTAGCCTTCACCGTAGGTGACTTGGTTCTCGCAGGCGGTGTCGTAGGCAACGTCTGCATCCGAGTTCACCTCGATGTGGCGCACCATGCCGTCGAGCACTTGCGCGACCTCAATGTCGGCTTGATCGTTGACCGGAATGACCTTGCCGCTGGGGCGGTTCTGGCGCTGCTCGTTCGTCACTTGACGGACGTGCTGCGGCAGCTTGTTGATTGTCAGGCATGGCCGTGCGTTGACAGTCTGGCCTTGCACCGACCCACGGGTTGCTAGCACGTCTTGCGGCCATTGCCACTGGTTGTCGGGCGAGCCGGCCATGAAGCGCAGATCGTCAAGCTCGTCCTCACGGCTTTCCGAGTACGCACCGATGGCTTGACGCAACCGATCGCGCATGAGCGCCATCGTGTCGCGGTAGTCCTTTTGCGCCTCGGGCGACGGGCCACCGCGCGCAGACACTTTGCCTGCGCCGTTGATTCCTGTGGGGTCTTGGTTGATCGTTGCCATTATTTTTTCTTTGCTGATACTTTGCTGGCGGGCTGGCGCGCGGCTTCGCGTTTGACACTGTACGCAATGGCAACCGCTTGCTTCACGGGTTTGCCAGCGGCCACTTCAGCTTTGATGTTTTTGCGGAACGCTTGTTTGGATGTGGATTTAACCAAAGGCATCATTTGCTCCTTGCTGGCTTTTTGGCGGTTTTGGCCGATTCGCGAAACGCCTTGTCAGTGGGTGCACCCTTGGCGCCGGGCTTGCGCATTTTTTCGCCAGAGCCCGCTTTGATGCGTTCTTGCTTGGCGTGGATGTTGGCGTACAGCCCGGGTTTGGTTGCCATGATCAGCACTTCCAGCGTTTAAGGGATGCTTTGGCCCGCTCGGCGTCACCTTTGGCGTGCTTGACCACGCCTTCCATGCGTGCGCAAAAGCTGGCCTTGCGGCCTGCGTCAGCTTTGGTCTTGGGGCTGGGTGCGGGGGCTTTGAGATTGGAGCCGGTGGCGGCGTTGTACTTGGCCCGCCCTTTTGCGGTGAGGCCAGCGCCTTTGGACACGGGCAATTTCTCCCCACGTCCAACAGATAGTGAAACGCCTTTTTTCGCCATCAAGCCCCCATCCAAGATGTCGCCACGCCGTTGCTGTTGTAACCGCGAGTCGACGGTTTGTCCACATACTGTCGGTGGGCGACCGGAAACGCGAACGTCACAGCCAGCGCATCGGCAGCGTCAGGAGATGCCAGCCCTCGGGCTTTCATTTCCTTTTTGCCTTCCAGAAAAATTGTACCCGAGGAATTGGGTTTTATGGTAGGCCCTGTCAGATCAGACTTTAACGCTCTATCGTTCGGAATGGAAGCGGTTTTTAGCCATTCTTTCATCGACCCCCATAATTCAGCCCTTTTGTTGCCATACATGATGGGGTTTTTCGCCTTCCAGCCGAAGTTCACGCCTCTGACCACCTTGTAGCGCTGCTCATGCAGCCGATCCAAGATGCCATACCCCAGACCACCTTCATCCAGCACCACCAATGCGGGTTTGTACTCATCTATGGCGTCAATCACCCGACCCACGATCGTCATCGTGTCTTCGCCGTGGTAACGATGCAGAGCGATCAGATCCCGCCCTTGGCGCACGGCAATGACCGTCGAGTCGGCCCCACCGCGTGCCGGGTCGACGCCGATGATGATGGGCGCCGTCTCGTCCTTGTACCGTGGCCGTGCGGCCGCGTCTGCGACGTGCGCTGGCGCGATGAACTGATCGTCACCCGTGCTAGGGAACTCACCGTAGACTTCCACTCTGGCTTGTGACGAATCCTCGCCATATTCTTCAATAATCTGCCGATAGACCGCCTTGTCGGTGTCCTCGACCGTGCGCGCGTCCACTTGGCGCGTGGCCCAAAAGTCCCGCTTGGCGTGAAAGCACTCAAAGAAATACCCGCTATTGCGCCGTGGGTTGCTGAACGCGAACCAGTACCGGTCGAGGATGTTCTCCGTGAAGAAGCCAGCCCCCACCGACCAGATGCCGTCTGGGATACCGCTTGCCTCGTCGAAGATCAGCATCATGCCGTCGTGGTTGTGCACGCCGGCGTAACTATCTGGGTTCTCTTCCGACCACAGCTTACCCTCGGCCGCCCAGTAGCGCGTGCCCTTCTTGAGGTCGCGCTCGACCAGATCGGTCAACCACTTGGCCGGTTGCAGCTTGGTCGCGCTGATTTCCCACCAGTGGGCGTTGATCACCATCGTTGACCACTTGGTGAGCTCGCCCCATGTGACTGAGCGCAGCTGCGCTTCCGAGTTGGCTGAGACGATCACGCTAGAACCAATGCGCGTGGTCAGCATCCACAAGATGAGCCAGCTCACCAGCGCTGACTTGCCGATCCCGCGCCCAGATGCCACGGCCGCGCGCAGCGTGTCCATCTCGACTTTGCCTTGGTTGGCTTGCAGGTGCGCCTTGATGTCTCTTAAGACTTGGCGCTGCCACATGCGCGGGCCCTTGTACTTGTGCAGCGGTGTGTTCTCTTGCCCCCACGGGAAAGCAAACAACACAAACGCTTCGGGGTCGTCCTTGATGGCCGGGCTCCACAGCCGGGTCATCAGGAGTTGTTCATCATCAGGGCTGTATACGGGCTTCTGCATTCGTGTTCTCGACGCGGCGCGGTAGGTGCGTGGGTGTTTGCTGCTCGATCACTTCTGTGACGGCGCCGTCGATGATGCGGCTCTCAGCAGCGCGCAAGGCGTCGATGACGCTGATGCGCTGTTCGACTTCGACACTGATAGCTTGCTTGGCGACCCAACCATGAGCGTGCTGGAGGATGGCAAGGGCGGCTTTGGCGTCGCCGGCTCGGGCGGCGTTGAGCAAATGCTGGCTGTTTTCTCGTTCACTGTCGGCCCGTCCTTTCAGTTCGGCCAATTCGGCCATTTGGTCAAGCTCTTTAAGTCGACGGTACTCGACGGGCAGCATTCCTGCCGCCAGCGCCAACGCGTCATTCTTTAACCCTAAAAAGGCTGCTTCATAGATGCGTTCCAACGTCGTCTCGGTGGCGCGCATTTCTCTGACGGTGAGAGGAAGACTTTTGAACATGTGTGAAGTTTAAGCCCGTGCGATTTTTTCTGGAAGGCCAAATGACCGAAGTGACCCAACGTGCATGAGGGTTGGCAGATTTCCTACCCGAGCAATGGGGCTGCACCCACTTACGCCCGTTCTCGGCAACCCCCATGCGCGCTGGTGTCAACGGAAGTGTAAGGAACTTTTGGGCGGGTTGCAAAAAATTTTCAAAATTTTTCTGACACCACCGGCTCGTGACCGGCCGGCCATCGGCCCTGCCCGGGGGTCTGTTAGCACTTACTTACTTCCCCGAGCGGCCAGCTGACCGCCCCAGCGTGCGCTCACTTCGGCGAGCTGGCGGCCGACGGCCGAGCGGCCGCGAGCTGCTGCCGGCGAGCTGCCAGCCGGGGCCCTTTGCCCTTTCCCTTTCGGCCGCCGATGGTTTTTTGCATGCCTGAGGGCCCTTCGGCCAAGCTGCTGCCAGCGGCCGGCCGAGCTGCTGACCGGCCGAACCGGTTCGGGGTTCGGTCATTTGGGTCATCGGTTCGGGGTTGACCGAAACGGCCGAACCGGTTCGGCGATTTTCTACGCGCCGAGCGCGCGCGGCCGGATTTTCGCGCCCGCCAGCGCTTCGGCACTTTTCGGTCATTTGGGTCATCTAGCCATCAAAATAAAATCGCTCCGGCTCGATGGGTGGGTAAACCCTCATGTATACCTATACAGTATTTCAATTTTTATCAAACCCCTAATTCAGAATGACCTAAATGACCGAAAACCGAAAAAAACCTAGTCGCTGCGCGCCCTTGCCCTTAGGTCACGCATGCGGCCAGCGCTGACCGAACCATGACCGAACCATTACGCCAGCTGACCGAAAAAACCGGCCACGCGCAGCAGCTCGCCAGCTGGCCGTAAAAATATTTTTGCGAAACCCCTTGACAAGCGCAAAACAATGCCTTACGCTCGGGGCTCGCTTCGGCGAAAACGAAAACCACGCAACAAACCGAAAGGGGCAAATTATGACGAAATCCGAAAAACGCGAAGTAGCGAAGATCAAGCAATATCACGCGGCCGGGCTCGGCGTCGACTACGTCGCGCGCGCGCTGTCGGCGCTGATTCGCTCGGCCATGACGAACCGGTCAAAAATCGAGCTGTCGCGCGTCGCGGCCGATCTCGACTGTCAGCGTCATCCTGAATTTATCGTTTGAGCTCGACGTGCTGCGCTTGCGAAGAGCGAGCGCAGCGCGACGCGCTCCGCGTCAATTCACTCAACTACAGTAAAGGGTAAAATCATGTCGACACTCACTCAAGCAAGCAAACAATGGGCAAACCGGCCGGCCGAAGAGCGCTACACGTCGCTCACGGCCATGGCCGCGCATTTTCACGCGCAGCGCGCCATCAGTCGCGCGGCCGTGGTCAGCTCGCGCCAGCTGCGCGCCGTACCCGACGGCGCCGACGGCCTGCTGATCGAAGGGCCGAGCGGCCACGGCTTCGCGCCGACTAACTGGGCCGTCGGCCAAGCTGCGCAGCTCGTCGGCGCGCCGGCCGCGTATCTGCGCACGCTGCCGGCTCCCGTGGCCGCTGACTGCCTGAATTACGGTTTTCACGTCGAGCGCGACGCGAGCGACGTCGGCGTGCTGCTAACCAAGAACGGCGACGCCGTCATGCGCGCGATGACCGGGCCGCGCTACGGCCGGATCTGGAACGGCGACGTAGTCGACGCGCTGGTCGATCGCTTCGGCGACGGCGTAACCGGTGATTTTCGCGTGCCGGGTATTTTCGGCCAGCAGCTCGACCAAGTGACCGGCGAAAATACTACGCTTTTCGCTGGCGATCGCGATATGTTCATTTTC